GTCAATTTTCTGCTTCTCACCCTCTGAAAAGGATGCATAGGAGAAGTCATCTCGATATCTGGACTTTATCACTTCATTAAACTCATCGTCAAGGGTGAAGTTAAAGAAGGTGTCCATCCGTTGTAAGTATTTATTTATAGATTTGTTAATAATTGGTACAAACTTGCTAATGATCTTGCTTTTTATACCAGAATCTTTCAATAAGGTACCAACCACCTTTAAATTGTCATTATCCTTACGAACCTCAGCACAGTGACTTGAAATGGCCAGACTTTCATCCTCATACCGCTTTAATATTTCTTTCTCAGCATCTATATTAGGTGTCTCTGAATTTACATCCTTCAGTAACTGATTCATTTCATTCTGAAGTGACCTAAACTCATGGTTATTAGCATTAATCTTGTCTGCATACCCTCTTAACTCCTTAATCTGCTTGTTTCCTCTGTTAAGTGAGTCTGTGATTATGTTAAGACCTTCTATAAACCTCTTCTGTCTACCCTGTGCTCCCTCTATCATAGCAGTTTTGTCTGCCACTACCTGATTACAGGTGGGACACTCATCATTCTCCCAATAAAACTTTAAATCTCTATCTGCCTTGTCCAAATTACCCTGTATCTTAACTCTCATGTCTCTCATCTCATCATACTCTTTCTGTATGTCTTCCATGCGAGAGATCTTCTTAGTTAATTCATCCACTTCATCGTGATTCTCTTCCATTCTCGCATCAATCTCACCAATTCTCTTCTTCATCTTATCCTTATGCTTTTCACTAAGCAATTCCATATTAGAAATGGTTTTCTGTTGAGACTGTACATTTCTCTCTGCCATTGCTACCTGATGATCACAGTCCTTAAGGGTATCTCTTGCATCTTTCAACCGATCCTTAAGGATATTATTCATTCTTGAGAAGATCTGGATGTCGAGTAGATCTTCGATAACTTCTCTCCTGACACTTGCTCCGAGTTGCATGAATGGGACAAATGTGGATGATCCGAGGATGACAACTTGTGTAAATGATTTGAAGTTAAACTTGAGAATGGATTGCTCAAGGTACTTTTGGGTGTCCTTCTGAGCAGCGTCCTGATCAAGGAGCTTACCGTTTCTATGAATCTCGAATACATTTGGTTTAATACCTCTAATAACATGGTAATTTGTACCGCCTATGCGGAATTCAATCTCAACTGCTGTCTCTCTCTCGTTAATACTATTAATTAACTGACTCTTACTGATCTTTCTAAATGGTTTGTTGAACAAAACAAAGCACAGAGCATCTAACATAGTAGATTTCCCTGCACCGTTAGGTCCTACGACCAAATGTGATTGAGCATCAGTAATATTCACCTCTGTGAAAGAGTTTCCTGTAGATAAGAAATTCTTCCAACGAATCTTTTCAAATATGATCATTCAATCTTGGGGTGGTGGTATAACAAAGTCATCAGGACTGATGAAGCTGAATGCATATCCATGCATTGTGCAATTTTCCTTCACTTGCTCTTCTTCTATCTCTTGGACAGAGAGTTTACGAGGATAATTGTCGGCTTTCAACATTTGATAATAACGTACTGCATCATCCTTGTCAAGAAAAATTTGTACAACACGCTCTGTGTGGTCATCATCTCTTACAGCATATACCCCACCAGTCTTTTTGTCTAGTAAGACAAACATATTCAAACCTCTACAGCCTCCATGTATAGTGATTTTAATATTTTAAATATATCTTTTTTATTATCGAATTCAGATACACATTGCTCAAGTATAGTTAACGTGTCCTCCACCTCAACATCATCATCAACATCATCTAACTCATATGACATATCTTCAATGATCTTAAGGTCTGCCAAATCAGCAGCTTGTAATCTTCGTACAACACTGTCAAATTTAACTTGATCCTTCTTCTCTTCTACTATAACCTTTACATACATTCCGTCAAGGTCTTTGATCATTCTAGGTGTTAGTTTGATCTCATCATTATAATAGATCTTATGGAATGTTTTAAAAGGATTCGTATAAAACTTTAGTTTACATGTCTTAGTATTTAGGATATGAAACCCTCTTTCTTGACCGTAATCATTCCAATATAACTGACATGGATTACCTAGGTAACTAATGTTTGCCTTAGTGCTCTTGACATGATAGTGACCAGTGCATACCATTTTAAATTTTTTAAATGGAGTTGGATCATCACCATGTGTCATAGTATATCCAGGTATAGGATCAAATCCATTTAATTCAAAGTGACCCATACAGTAGTCAGCATCAGTATCTTTGATTGCTTCCCATGCTGCTTCCCTATTCTCCTCACAGATCCAAGGGACAAGCATCATCTTCTTACCACCTATAAGCCTCTCACCTGGACAATAAATGATCTCAATATTATCAAACTCCCCAAGAAGAAGCTCAGGGCTGTTAACACGAAGAGTATTCTTGAAATAGATGTCATGATTACCTAACAACATTGTCATTTTTATTCCTCTTTCTTGCAGAGGTCGGAACCACATGTCCTTTGCTGCCTCTAGGGAGGAGAAATTAACTCCCTTTCTTCTATCGAAGGTGTCACCCAAGCATAGTATCTCAGTAATACCTTCCTTATCAAGTAGAGGTAGTACTGTTTCTGTATAAAATTTACGATATCTCTCAACATAATGCAGATTGTCATTTCGTACACCGAAATGTTGATCTGTTATTAGGAGTACCTTCATACTAAATTTCCGTTAAAGTTTATGCTTATAGCGTGTCGTTTCCAAGTTGCAGGTTGAGTCCTATGACGTAACCAACCTGGGAATAATAGGAAGTCTCCTGTCCTAGTTTCCACTGGTGTTGCCATGATAGCATCACCGTGGTCTTTTTGCAATGGGGTCAACCTACGAATGTAATCCAAAGGATCAACCAACTCAATATCACCACCTTCTCCCTTCTCCAAATAATATACAGATGCTATATGACATCCTAACCTACCATTACAATGTGAATGCTCACCAGTATGGTCACCTCTAGCATGTAAGTTAGACCAAGATGCAGTGGGTTGTATCTCAGCAGGTGCATACCCTAGATACTGATCCCAATACTCTATAACAGATGGCATCATAGATTTTATTAATTCTTCCAAGAGAGGTGACTGCTGATGAAGAGCCATACCCAACTCACCAGTTGATACTCCTGTCTCAGATGCCCATACACCTCGATTACAATCCTTATACATGGATGTCAACTCTTCAACCAGTCCTAATGGTGGTTCAATTCTACCTTGTAATACTGGTACAGGAAATAGATTATGTAATTGATGGTTCATCAAACAATACCTCATTCATATACATTTCTGCAAACTCTTCATCAAACCAATGCTTTAATATACCACGTGTCTTATCGTTTCTCTTCTGCTGTTTACAGTACCAGATCTGATCATCCAATCTCTTCATAACATTAACCCAAAAGGTATCCTTTTCAGCATCTAATACACCTTCTTTAAAGAAGGTAAGGTAATGGAGAATAATACAATAGAAATTTGCTATATCTATCTCTTCACTCAATTTTGTAAACTTACAGTATGGTGAGAAGATATCATCACCCCACAGTGGGAGTGGTCTCTTACCCTTAAAATTATATTCGTTACTAAGTTCTCTTACCCCTTTATAAAATGTCTCTGGGACACCATGCACAGGAGATACATCAACGATAGCAGCAGTAACTATCTTATCATTAGCAACTATATCACACCCAAAAATAGGTAAAGGATAGTGAGGATCAGGAAACAATACACAATGTAGTATCCTCATGTCATTAATCTCTGCCAACTCAAGGTGCATCTTCCTTAAGACAGGACTCTTATACATTGTATTTCTAATTATTAACCCATCCTTCTTGACTTCCTTCATAGGACTGTCAATCTTCTCAACACCAGGTAGATCCTGCATAGCAAAAGAGAGAAGAGTTGCTACATCTTGTACAAAATCTCTATGCATAACTAAAAAAGAATTCCCTGATTATTTTCTCCGACTCTTCTTTACCGAAGGCACTACCCAGATACCCTGAGATAGGGTCTAATTTAATCATATACTTATCAAAGTCATGATAATGAGTGGTATCTTCTCCAGTAGGTTTCCATTTATCTATTAACTGTTTATAATACAACAGATATGTTTTAAACATTGATAGATAATCATTTACCTCATCTGCCTTACAGTATCTAACGTAAATGTTCTTAGAAAAATGATTACCCTTCTCAAAGAATCTATAATCTTTCTCTGCAAATGGTAGACTCTCTACCTCATACAAATATCTCTCTGTTGGATGTTGGAAATCAAATACTATTATAACTTTCTTCTCACTAAATCCCATCAAGTCCATACCAAAGCAAGGGATTATCTCCTCCCCTACCTGTGGAGTCTTAGGATATATTATATTGTTATGAATATTAAGTTGCTTGCCATCCCATATATCTACATGCCTAGACTTGAGGAAGTACTTACCACTGTATAAGTCAGCAGTTAACTTAACTCCTTTCTTATTCTCCCACGTTGCATGATTAGATTCAAATGTTAGGTCGGGGAAGACATCAAAGACTGCTGATCTATAACCAGCCCATAAATCAGTCATTATCCCCTCATATTAGTTTCAATTCTACCCTTGATGCTATTCATCTCGGAGTGGTCTTCCTTACTATCTGAGTGGAAGACTTGTTCATACCCACTCTTCTCTATTAATTTGTCTCTTATATCCATCTGACGCTTCTCTTTAGCAATACGTCTGAGAAATGCGTAGTAAATTATTTGTGTGAAATAAGCGAAGGGATTTTTTGACTTAGCAGGATCAAAGTTATCAATATACTGGACACAATTCTCTACTCCATCGGATATCATATCCTCTTTAAACATATAGTTAATAAAGTTTGGTCTGTATGATAAATGTGTAGCAATCTTTAAGAAACATTCAGCAAGGTAGTGTGTTATCCTTGGTTTTTCTTTATCTAATGTACGTGCTTCATCTACAGCCTGGCGATACTTAGTTATCTCCTCCAGAAACTTTTTATTATCTACATAGTGTTGTTTTGATTTACGTGCCACAGTCATATTCCTGGTTCGCCTGTATACATTATATAAGAATCTTTACTTATTGTCAATGGAATTAGTTCTTCTCCAGAAGTCCTCCAACCTAGCTCTAGTATCTGATACCTTGCCAAGTAGTCCCATATTTTTATTCATTTTTACTTCAACTTCAGATTTGTTACCACCCTTTTCTTTTCTAACCCACATCTTATACATGAGTATAGACTCCATAGACATAGGTGCCACAGTGACAACATCATCTTCATTAATCATATAGAATTCTTCATTAGAAAACATCATCCATTTCAGTAGACCCACTGCCATACCCATCTGTCCATCCTTTTCAACCTGATGATTGTGAGGACATGCAGGATCTTGTACATAAAATACAGTTTTACCTGGTGCTGAGTCCTCCTCAGTAGCAATCATACTACCTAGTATAGTCTCTCCAGATGTAAGCTTAATTACTCCAAAGAATTCTTGTTCGTGTCTGATATAGTTAATTGTCATCTCTTTAAATTAACTTTGGTGATTTCATAATCAAATGCTTCTTGGTCATATATTTTAATCCTTTCTGATAAATGTCTTAATGTATAATTGTATTGATGATCTTTAGAGCAGTCATCAGCAATATCATATAACATTGCCTGTGCTTTATTGTCACCCTTTCTCAAAACCCTACCAATGGATTGTAAATTCCTTACCCTAGACTTACTAGGAGAAGCGAAGATAACATTATGAAGATTCTTAATATTAATACCAGTGGAGAAGGTTCCATACGATGCTAATATTATAGCATCTTTTTCACGTTCGCATATAGCACGTGCTTCTTCCCTCTCTACAGCATCAACACCACCGTGTATAAAGAAGATCTTACGATCTTTACTTACCTTATTATTTATCATTTCCCACAGAGGTTCTCCGTGCTTCTCGATATAGTTAAAAAGCACAAGAGTATTACCCTTTAGATCTAGTGCTAGATTACAAATAAAGTTGCTACGTCTGGTGTGCATGCATAAGTAATCCATCTCCTGTTGATAATGATCAAAGGGTACCCACCCATGTCTAAGTAGTACAATCCGCACCTTCAATGGTGTCAGATGTCCTTGCTTCATCAACTCAACTGTCTTGGTTACCGTATCAACCCTACCAAATAGTCCTTCTAGTACTAGTTGGTGTGCTTCCATACCATCTAACGTACCAGTTAACCCTACCTTATACTTCGCATCATGACACTTCGTAAGGATGCCTGTGAGTGATTTAGCTTTATAAAGATGTGCTTCATCCCCGATAACGACATCAAAACGTTCAAAGAACTTCTTGGGTTCCTTGTAAATACTCTGCCAAGTTGATATAATGACAGGATTATCGACATACTTTTCTTCACCTGCACTGATCTTATGAACTTCCCTGACATTCCAACCATAATCTATAAAATCCTTATACAATTGTTCTACAAGAGAGACAGTAGGGACGATAATTAATATCTCTCTCTTCTTTAATAGGTGCCAACGCACCAATGCATATATTATTAACGACTTCCCCGAGCCCGTGGGGGATAATAAAAGCTTGCGACGAAATTTAATCGCAGAGTAAATTCCTTTAAGCTGGTAATCTCTTGCTTTAAAGGGGAGCCTAAGAGCACGAACAAAAGCCGCTGTGCCTTCAGGTGTGACATACTCTTCTACCTCATTAGGTCTTCCAAAGTATTTATCTTCTAAGACCTCATAATCATACCCCCTCTGCTCTAAGAAGTCAGTAAGGTAATCATATAGTCCACAATATATCTCACCCGTACCAGGTGAATACAATCTTATCTTTCCATCCCAGTATCTTCGTTTGACTGCTGGCATATACTTAGCACCAGGCACCTCAAACTGAAAATGCTCACTTAATTCTTTATGAAGATGGGCTTCTGCCTCCACCTTCAGAAAGACTTCGTTCTTCTTTATGATGGTGGTCATCGAATCCCATAATACTTTACAATTTCGATAGTGTTCTTAATAGCAAATCCTCTATTGTGGATCTCCTTAAGTATCCTATCAATAGAATTTATACAAGTTTCAAGGTAGTCTATTTTCTGCTTGGTTCGGCAGACCTCATCATCACTGTCAATAAACATATCAATGTCACCCTTTAATACCTTAAGGTCAAAGGGTTTCTCTGCATAGACAGATGCAGGTGCTTTACCGTTGTAATATAACCACTTCTCTTTATATAATTTGTTGTACTTAGTCTGTGCATCAGACAGCATAAGTTTAAATTCATTATATAATTGCAAATATTTTGCATGTAGTCTGGGTGTTTCCATACTATCGTTGGCAAGCAACTCTGGTAACTCCCTGTGGTCGTAGAATGCCTCAGCATCCTTTGCCCACAACTCCTCAATTTTCTGTAGATTCATGATACTTTACTTCCATATGTTCCTGCTTCTGTGGAATCGGGATGATCTAACAACCATTGCCTATAATTAAACCCACTACCTTCAGGGTATATGTATTTTCCATTCTCATCAAAGTTAGGTAACTTTGCCCTTGACTCTGCTGATGGGTATGTGGGTTTAGGTCTCTTACCTTCTCTTATCTCTCTACCTATTCTCTTTCTCATCTGATTACCAGTCTCATGGTTTGGATCAATAGTAGGCCAAGAAGATCCTAAGAGCTCCTTGACCATCTCCTTAGTGTAACCGTTAGGATGACTCATTCTAATTTCTTATTACGTTTAGTATCTTCTGCTGTCCTTATCTGATAAGCAAGATATCTAAATGATACCTGTGCCATAGCATACTCTGTGCCATCAACAGTAGTATTAAACTCCAATGCATTGAGTCCTATAGGTATCATATCCTCAAATACTACATCAAAGTTATGATTGAAATTACTATTCAATACCATCAAGGTACCATCAGCATATAAACTCTCATTACCAAAGACTTGTATCTGCTTTCTACGAAACTCAGCCCTTTCAGTGGTGCTATCAGGAGTACCTAGTGCACGTATCCAGTTGTGTAGTATCAAATAGTTCTCTAGATCTTCATCTACAATGAAAGATAGATTCAATGAGTCATATTCAATGAAACCTTCTAAAGGTAATGACCTGAATGGAGTCGGTTGATTCTGAATACCTAGATTCATGCTAGGAATATTAGCAGTCTGTGCGAAATATACCACCTTAGGGTACTTTGCCAAGACAAACTTAAATCCAATAGGAGACAGGAAGTTTCTATTCTCTATTTGTTTGTTCCAAGTAGTCATACGTTAATCTCTCCCAGATTCCTCTGGCATGTCCGTTATGCTCAACTAATTTCTGAGCCCAAATCCTATCTTCCAGACTGACTTCCCTGTTAAGTTTAGTTTTACAGGCAATAATAGACAGTCTAAGTCTATAGTCCTTGCTTAACATATTTATATCCGTGGTATATATGCCTTATACTTCTGCATTTGTGGTATTATATCTTGCTCTATCCTTTCAGTCAAGTCATCTATAACATTTACGTCTAGTCCCATGAATGGTGGAATGATTCCTAAAATTCTTAGAAGTCCATCTAAGAATAGTGCTAGGCATGTAAAGCCTAGGATCATACTAATAATTGTTGCATCTCTATTGTGCTTTCTCATAGACTCTTCGTCTATAGCACGTGCTTCTGCCAAGGCATCTGCTATCATTGCATCTACTTCTGCCTTAGTATAAAAATTTCCTAGTATGGGTATGTCATGCTTATCCATTAACCTCCTATTGCCAGTACTCGTCGAGTCTCTCAAGGACATTCGTGAGAATTCTTTGAGCTGCTCCACGTTGTCGGTCATCCCATTCAGGATACCACGACTCATCATGAAGACCTGTTTTCATCTTCATAATATAAGCGGTCATCGCTACTTTGTCAAGCCTACCGTTCATACAGATCCAACTTATTACATGTATTATACATGTATTTAATAAAAAAGAGACCCCGAAGGGTCTCTCTGTGTGTTGAATTCGATATCGAATTACATTAGGTTAGTAACTTTAACACGTCTGTAGTAACGGTTAGCGTTAGCATTAAGAGCACCTTGACCTTGTGTAAGACCCTCAGCGAATGGGTTTGCAACCATTCCGTAACGAGTCTTAAAGCCAATTTTAGGTTGGAATGTATCCTGACCTACGGCTCTGACCATTTGTAGTGGGACATATGGACAATAGAAGAGTCCTGCATCATATGCACTACTACCTTTGTATCCAGAAACATAGAAGTGATTGTCACTTACGTTTGCTGAATAAGGGTCAACGTATACCTTTGTGCGTCCGTTGAGTGTTCCAACAAGAGTTGAAGAGTTGTCATCAACGTTACCTAAACCACCAACAGCACCATTGATGCCAGAAGAGTAGTCAAGCACACCAGCCATTGATAGAGCACTTGCTACGTCTGCGGAGCAGATCAATAGGTTGCCCTTTCCACGACGAGTCTCATGCCCGATAGCGTTTTGGTCTCTTTCAATCTGGAATAGAAGTCCTTTGAATTTCTCAACTGACCATCTTCCGTTTGAGTCAACGTCAAGGTCGAATGTACCAGCAGTTGCTGTGTTATTCTGAGCACCTGGACGTGCGATCTTGTAAACAGTTCTTACAACTTCTCTGTTGATCTCAGCGAGAACTTCAGTAGAGAGGATGTTTGCAAGCTCAGACTCAGCGTCCAATCCATGAACTGCCTTAAGGTCTTGAGCAAGCTCTAAACTGTACTCAGCTTTCAAAGCACGTGACTTAGCAGTAACAGTAACCTTCTCAATAGAGAATCCCATTTCCTGGAAGTGGTTACTAGCACCGTCACCTAATGCTTCAGACTGAGCAGTAGTCATACCTTGACCACCGATGGTATAGTTACCAGCAGCGTCAGCAAGTAATCCTGGGTTGCTTCCTGTCTGAGTATTAGATGCTAAGTTGTTAGCACTGTTTTCAGATGAATGCTCAGTGTCTGCTTCATTAAAGAATGCTTCAGATGCACTGTTGTTGATGTCACGGTTT